TCCACGAACCCTGCGAATATAATAAGGGCTATGTCTAGTATGAATACCACTGGCAGAATTAACAAGCTGACTAACAGTCCCACTAGGCTTAACACAAGTAATCGAAGTCGATTGAGGAATTCCAAGAAGAACAGATAAGTCAGCGTTTGTTTTAACAGCCGCCTGTTTGAGTTGCTCAAGTTTTTGTTTAGTATCATCAGTAATTTCCGACATCCATTTATTATCTAGTATACCAGTCAATGACACCCCAAGAAGTCTTTCCTCTTCTGTATTCTTTTTCCACACTTTCCGTAAATAAGGAAAGTTTGTTAGTGTAGATTGCCACGTACCTAATATAGTAGCTATCTCAACTTTTTCTTTTATAGATTCAAACGTATCGTTCTCACGCACCACAACCTCTGAAAGATTGCAAAATTCGTACGGACGCAAAATTATCTCACTACAGGGATTAGTCCCAAAATCATAGTTAGTATCACGTCTTCCAATTGACTTAGCTTGTTTCTTAGATGCGTCTCTAGAAAAAATACCTCGTTCTCCAGAATGACTATTATATAAACTTGTCCACTCATGTAAAAACAAACTTACATCAGGTTTCTCTTCATAGATAGCTGAATTATTAGCTAAAGCTCTTTGACCGTTTTGCTCCCACCACGCACCTGACTTACACTCTCTCATCTTTGAATCTTCTAAATCAGATAAAGAAATCATGGCTGACCTACGCACACCACCGACTACAACAATCTGACCTACCATGCACATTATGTCGTGACACTCTATAGAAGAAAGTTTTCTTCCGCTGGCTTGTTTGAATTTGTTAATAGTAAACTTAAATAGTTCTTCCAAAGGTTCAGGACCACTAGCTCTACCGCCAAACGTTTTTAGTTTTGCACCTGCTGGACGAATTTTACGCATGTCGTATTTAGGCACTTCACCAGAATATAACAACGCAATAAGTTGTCGTAAACTTTTAGCCCAACCTTCTTTACTATCAGACACTACAATCGTTGTTTCAGATTCAAACATCTTCTCAGGTATCTCAGGTAGTTTTTGTATGTACTTTTGTTCCACACTAAACCCAACTCCTGTACCACATAACAATATATACATAGCTTCGTCAAATGCTTTAGGGTCGTCAATTGGTAAATAAGAACAGTTGTATCCTGCTGTGTTATCACGTGCCAACGCTTTACCTGCTGTCATTATAGCTCTCATGCTAGGCATAACTTCTAAATTACATATTGCTTCATGCACTCTAAACTTAGTAGGAGTATCTACTACATGTCCGTATTCGGTTTCTAGGTGGTTCACCATAAAGTCCATATACCGACTTACAGATTCATGCCAGTCCTCTCTACGTTTTTCTTCTGGTATGTATCTTGCATAACGACTTTTAGCAATAAATTCACTATAACTATCCATTAGTTTCCTTTCATTTCTTTTATCAATCGGTTTAAATACCACAATGCTTTTTCTAAATCTTGCAACGTGTTTTCTTTCTCCTCTGCTCTACTTAAATACTTCATAGCGTTTAGTCTTAAATAAGTTTCAAACCCATGTTTACTAGACTTTGCTTTTAAATATTCTATTGTCTCCATACCACCTTTCATATAATGCTCTGGATGGTTGACCATATCTTCACAGATATCGCTGTTTTCTTTGTATAAATAATTAGGGTCTTGCGACCTATCTATAGGTTTATTTTTAGAACACCATTCTCTGTTTATTTCTGGTGTCGTAGGATCAGGCATTTCAACATAAGCATCTGTGTTATATAAATCGTTTCTATCCAACGTAACCTCCATTATGTTCACAATCGTTTACTGGGCAAAACTTTCTGCATGTAAAATTAGGTATTGGGTTCCATACGTTTGTCCCAAATGCAGTATCTAATCTTTCTACATCAAAGTTAAAATTGTTCATTAGTTCTTGTATTTGACTTCTTACATAATTCGTTCTTATTAAATCTTTTGATACCACGAACAACAAACCTGCTTTTACATAATTTACTTTTGGGAAATGCAGAAATGTAGCTACAGATAATATCTCTAGCTGTTTAGTGTCGGCGTAACGAGCACTTTTTCCTGTTTTATAATCTATTACGTAAGCAGTGTCACCATTATGTACCACCAAATCAGCTATACCCCTCCACCAATAATTCTTATCTTTAAATCCACAAGGTTTCAAATCTTTAGTCAAACCCATCTCATACTCACACAGTTTCTC